ACGCGCGCCCCCCCAAGGCGCACATTTTTCCAATTCAAATGTTGGGTCGGACTGGCTGACTAAGGCCGGAGCAATGCAACGTCGACCTCATAAAACAGCGTAGGCGGCTTAGCCTAGGAAGTCAATATGGCCAGACCGAGAACGCCGAAGGCCAAGGCGAAAGTTACTGGCCAGTCTGCTGTTCGCCGCAAGAAATTTGATGAGCGCGTAGAGCCGAAAGTTGCCGGCGATGTCGGTGAGCCTTTCGTGTGGCTCAACGAGAATGCGCAGAAGGCATGGCGCGAGATTATCGCCGAGGTTCCGTGGCTTAACTCTAGCCATCGTGGGTTCTTGGCAATAGCGGCCAGCATTAGAGGACGAATGATTGCCGGTGAGGAGTGCGGCGTGCAAGCGCTTAATCTCTTGCGCCAGTGTTATGGACAAATGGGGGCTACGCCTGCTGACGCAAGTAAGGCTGGCGTAAAACCGGATGAAGAAAGCGAAGACCCAGCAAACGAGTTCTTCGGCGATTAAGCTTGACCCGAAGTATCCTAGCGGCCCGGTTGATGGGTATGCTGAGGCTGTGCTGGCAGGCGAAATTGTAGCCGGCCCTCACGTTAGGAATGCATGCCGTCGCCATCGCGACGACAGATTGAACGGACATAAGCGCGGCATCCATTGGGATGAAGCTGCCGCGGAACGCGTGTTCCGCTTCTTTGAGACGGTACTGAAGCTTAATGGCGGCCAGTTTGAGGGGCGCCCGTTTCTGCTCCACCCGTCGCAGAAATTCATTGTCGGCTCCATTTTCGGCTGGAAGCGCGTCGAATCCGATGGCGCTTTGCTGCGCCGATTTCGTCGCTGCTACATTGAGCAGGGCAAGGGCAACGGGAAGTCTCCGCTGGCCGGTGGCATTGGCCACTATGGCATGGTTGCGGATGGAGAGGCAGCAGCAGAGATTTACGCCGCGGCCGCCAACAAGGACCAGGCATTTGTTCTATTTCGCGACGCGGTCGCGATGTATGAGCAGTCGCCGAAGTTAAAGGCGACACTTACTAAATCGGGTGGCAATCCGGTTTGGAATCTGTCGTACATGAAGAAGCGCAGCTTCTTCCGCCCAATCTCTCGCGAGGGCGCACACAGCGGGCCGCGCCCATATATCGCCCTGTGCGATGAGATCCATGAGCACCCTGACGGCAAGGTGCTAGAAATGCTAGAGCGCGGCTTTAAATTCCGCCGCTCACCGCTGCTGTTCATGATTACGAACTCCGGCAGCGATCGCACCACGATCTGTTGGGATGAGCATCAATACGCCGTCAAGGTGGCTGCAGGAACGCAGACCCCAGACGACGATTTCACCTATGTAGGTGATACTTGGGATGGCAGCGACAGCACATTCAGTTATGTGTGCGCGCTAGACAAGGACGATGACCCGTTCTCTGATCCGACTTGCTGGCAGAAGGCAAACCCGCTTTTCGGCGTTACGCTTAAGCATGACTACTTGGCTGGCGTTGTTGCGCAGGCAAAGGACATTCCGTCGAAGCGCAACGGCATCTTGCGACTGCATTTCTGCGTCTGGACCGAGGCCGATACGTCATGGATACCTCGACCCTTGGTGGAAAAGGTTATGGCGGATTTCGATCCGTACGAGGATGGGGCCGGCAAGATTGATGCCGCGGGGCTAGACCTTTCCGGCGCCAAAGACTTGACCGCGGCCGCATTTATTAGGGAGACCGGCACAAAGCGCGTTACGCGCGCAGACGGCACCGAGGCTGACTTGCCTACTTACGATGCGTGGATTGAGGCGTTTACGCCTTACGATACGATGGATGAGCGGTCCAAGGTCGACCATGTGCCTTATCGACTGTGGATGGAGCAAGGGTACATCAATGCACCTCCTGGCGCTCGCGTACGGTACGACCATGTTGCTGCACTATTTGCGCGCCTCAATGCTGAGCATGGCATTGGCGTGCTGGCTTATGACCGTTACGTGTTTGATAAGTTTGAGCAGGAACTTGACGAATACGGAGTCGAGCTAAAGACTGTAGCGCATCCGCAAGGCGGCAAGAAGCGCGCCAAGCCAGATGCTGACAAGGTCGAGGAAGCAAAAGCCAACGGCGATGATCCGCCGCTTGGATTATGGATGCCTGGATCTATGTCCGCGCTCGAGACTCTTATTCTCGAGGGCCGCATAAGGCTGCGGTCTTCCCCGGTGCTAATGGGCGCGATTATGGGCACACAAGTTGAGACCGACCCGCTTATGGGCAACCAGTGGCTCAGCAAAAAGAAGTCAACGGTGCGCATCGATCCGGCTGTTGCCTTGTGCATGGCGGTCGGCGCTGCTGTTGATGGTAAGCCAATAGAAAAAGGCAAGTCTTTTTGGGAAGTCCTTGACCCGGCAGTCGACTACTCATCACCAGCGCCAATAATGGCTGAGCCGCCACCAATTTAAGCCGATTTTGCGGCGATTTTCATAGAAGCGAGAATTGCCGCATGGGCATTTGGGCTAGGCTGTTCGGCCGAGAGGCCAAGAAGGTCACGTATAGCGCAGAATTCGACTCCTGGTTTGCAAGCAAGGCGACGAAATCAGGCGCATCGGTCGATTGGGACACGGCGCTAGACGTCACAACTGTGCTTGCTTGCGTTCGCGCCGTAGCTGATGGCGTTGCTCAGGTGCCGCTGCAGATCATGAAAGAGACTGACGGCGGGCACGGAAGTGTGCCGGCGCCTGAACATCCTCTTTATCCGGTGCTTTTTCGTAAGCCAAACGACTGGCAGACCAGTTTCGGCATGCGTGAGACTATGATTTTCCATCTCATGCTAACCGGAAATGCCTTTTTTCTTAAGGTTATGGTCCGCGGCAAGGTCAAGGGGCTTCTACCCCTTGAGCCTGGCAATGTTTCCATAATCAGGAACGATGACTATTCGCTTACATACCACGTCACGACTGTAAACGGTCAGTCAATGACTGTGCCGCAGGAGTTGGTGTGGCACGTGCGCGGCCCGTCGTGGAATACGTGGCTCGGAATGGACGCCACGCGGCGCGCTCGAGAGGCAATCGGCCTCGCGATGGCCACTGAAGCGACCCAGGGCGAGCTTCATGCCAACGGCATGCAAATGTCCGGCGTGCTTTCGAGCGACCAGAAGATCGATCCTGAAAAATACAAGCAGCTTCAGGCGTGGATTGCCGCCCAAGTAGGTGGTGCAAACAAGCACAAGCCGCTCGTCATCGATTCCGGCCTGGAGTGGTCTCCAAGGTCGATGACCGGCGTTGATGCGCAGCATCTTGAGACCAGAAAGCACCAGATTGTTGAAATCTGTAGCGCCTTCAAGGTCTTTCCGCAGATGGTTGGCTTCTCCGACAAGACGTCGACCTTTGCCAGCGCTGAGGCATTCTTTGATGCTCATATAAAGCATACGCTTTTGCCATGGTGGGAGCGCATCGAGGCGTCGATCAACTGCGATTTGCTTGGCGACGATTTCGACAACGGTTACTGCGCTAAATTCGACTCGTGGGCACTTGAGCGCGGCGCGACCAAGGACCGCTCAGAGTACTTCACCAAGGCTCTCGGATCCGGTGGCTCGCCGGCATGGATGACGCAAGACGAAGTGCGCGCCAAGGAGGGTCTAAACCCGATGGGCGGCGACGCTTCACAGCTTCCGAAGCCAACAAATGTGGCGCCCGCAGGCGGCGACAATGGCGGCAAGCCGCCGAAGGGCAACAATCAATGACGATTGAACGCATGTCCGTATCGCTAGGCGAGGTAAAACTTGCTGGCGCAGACGGCGATATGACTTTTTCCGGCTACGGCGCGGTTTTTGGAAACGTCGACTCCTATGGCGATGTGATCGCCAAGGGCGCATTCAAGAAAACGCTTGCGGACGCCAAAAAGAGCGGCATTTGGCCGGCTATGCTGTCGCAGCACGGCGGCATGTTCGGCGAGGACTGCACGCCTATCGGCGTCTGGACCGAGATGCGAGAGGACGATGTTGGCCTTTACGTTGAGGGCAAGCTTGCCAACACGGAAAAGGGCAAAGAGGCTTATGAGCTCCTGAAGATGACGCCGCGACCAGCCTATAGCGGCTTGTCGATCGGCTTTCGGGCGGTTGATTGGGCCATGCAGACGAAGCCTGAAGAGCCTCGCCGCACGCTCAACGCTGTCGACCTTCTGGAGGTTAGCCTGGTGACGTTCCCGGCTAACACAAAGGCTCGCATAACCAGCGTCAAGAACGAATTCAATCCGCGAATTGTCGAAGACGGCCTGCGAGAAGCAGGCTTGTCGCGGTCGGATAGCGTGAAAGCTGTCGCGGTCTTCAAAAGCATGCTGCTTCGCGACGAAGCAGAGCCGGGAACTGCTCCTCGTGACGAGGATGGGTCGGCAGAACTGCGCTCGCTTGCCGAACGCATTCGGGCGCTCGCCGCATAACGCGGCAGCCTGTCAACAATCCAAATTCACAAGGAAATATCATGTCTGAGAAGACTGCCATTGAGCAGGTCATGACGGCTTTTGAGGAATTCAAGGCCACCAATGATGCCGCGCTCGCCGAAATCAAGAAGAAGGGTGTTGCTGACCCGGTCGTGACCGAGAAGCTCAGCAAGATCGAAACCGAACTGCAGAAGTTCGAAGACGCCAATCAGAAGGCGACCGCCGCTCTGCTGGAGGCCAAGAAGGCCGCCGACGAAGAGAAGAAGCACGTTGACGAGATCGAAGAGAAGCTCGCCAAGCTTGAGCTCCGCGGCGGTTCGCCGGCCGACAAGGCTTCCGAGATGAAGAAGCGCCACGAGTCGTGGGCGCGCGGCGTTGTTTCCGCCAACATCAACGGCGTTGCCAATCTGACCGCTGATCAGCAGAAGCTGTTCAAGGAAGTCGAGGCCGAATATAAGGCCATGTCGGTCGGCAACGACACGACTGGTGGTTATCTGGCCCCGATGGAGTACGTTCGCGAGATCATCAAGAGCGTCACGGAAATCAGCCCGGTTCGTTCGCTCGTTCGCGTTCGTTCCACCGCTTCCAAGGCCATCCTGATCCCGAAGCGTACCGGCCAGTTTGCCGCTCAGTGGGTTGCCGAGCAGGGCACTCGCGCCGAGACGGACGGCCTGCGTTACGGCATGTGGGAAATCCCGACCCACGAGATGTATGCCCTGATCGATATCAGCGAGCAGAACCTCGAGGACTCGGCGTTCAGCATGGAGGCCGAGATTAGCGGCGAAGCCACCGAGCAGTTCGCTGTTGCCGAAGGCGCCGCAGTTGTTTCGGGCAACGGCATCGGCAAGCCGGAAGGCTGGATGACCGCTGCCGGCGTTGCGGAGACCGTTTCGGGTACCGCTGCGACGATCGCTGACTCGGACGGCCAGGCCAACGGTCTGCTTTCGCTGAAGTACGGCATCAAGACGGCTTACACCCGCAATGCTTCGTGGGCGCTGAACCGCAGCACGCTCGCTTCGGTGCGCAAGCTGAAGGACGCGCAGAAGAACTACATCTGGATGCCTGGCATTGCGCTCGGCCGCCCGAACACCATTGATGGCGACCCCTATGTCGAGGTGCCGGATATGCCGTCCGAGGGCGCGAACGCCTATCCGGTCGCTTACGGCGACTTCGCCAAGGCGTACACGCTGGTTGACCGCGTTCAGATGTCGATGCTGCGCGACCCGTACACGCAGGCGACTGCGGGTAACATCCGCTTCATCTTCCGCAAGCGTCTTGGCGGCCAGGTCACTCTGGCGGAAGCCATCCGCAAGCTGAAGTGCTCGGTCTAATCTTGGCCATTGGCGGGCGGTCCTTAGTGGCCGCCCAACCCCATTCTGAAAAGGAGTAAGCCATATGGCTTCGAAAGACCTTCACAATAACATTGCGCCCAAGCGCGGCATTTCGCCGGTCGCAGCGGCGCAGACCGATAACACCGCGATCGTTTCGCAGATTGTCGACACGTCCGGTTACTCTTCGGTCGAATTCTTGATCCTGACCGGTTCGCTGGCTGATGCCGACGCGACTTTCACCGTCCTGGTTGAGGATGGCGACGCGTCAAATCTGTCGGACGCCTCTGCGGTTGCCGACACCTTCCTGCTTGGCACGGAAGTGCTTGCCGGCTTCACCTTCGCCGACGACGACAAGGTGTTCAAGATCGGCTATATCGGCCCGAAGCGCTATGTGCGCGTGACCATTACCCCCGCCAACAACACCGGCAACGCCTGCGTCGCGGGCGTCTGGCTGCTTGGCAACGCGCGCAGTAAGCCTTCGGCTAACCCGCCCGCGTAATGGCGTATAAAGTTGTGAGGCCGTTCGCATATTATGCGGACGGCATTCACGCCGTCGAGCTGATTATCGGCGACGAGCGTGAGGATTTTGGCTCGTCAACCGATGGCCTTCTCTTCGAAAAGTACATTGAGGAAGCGGCCCCGCTGAATCCTATCGATGATGTCGATGAGGCAGTCGCAGTCGAGCCAGAGGTTGGGGCAATGTTTGTGGCCCCTGAAAACCGCGTTGATAATCGCAGACGTAGGAAATAGGCGAAATGGCGCTGAAGTTGATAACTGACGCTTCGGCGCCACTCGTTACAGCGGCAGAGATTAAAAGCCAGGTCCGCGCCGTCGACTTCGATGACGATGATGCCTATCTTGAGTCGCTAATTGCCGTCGCCGCCAGTCACGTTGACGGACCTGATCCGGCCTGGCTTGGGCGAAGCATAGCGGAGCGCAAGTGGCAATTGATTTTAGACGGCTTTCCGTCAGATAAGTGCGGCAAGATAGCGCTTCCGCTTCCGCCGCTCCGGTCTGTTGATGCCATTGAGTATGTCGACATCAACGGAACGACGCAGACGATATCTGATTTTAGGGAGTTTGGCATAGATTCCGTCAACTCTGCCGGTTTCGTGCTGCCGGCATTCGGGTCGACCTGGCCGAACACAAGGCTTGAGCCAGAATCCGTAAAAATCACGTTTACAGCCGGATACGAGACAACTCCTCCAGTCGTTAAGCACGCAATCATGCTGCTTGTGGCGCAATGGTATGAGCATCGTGAGAACGCGGCTGAAATCAGCCTGTCGGAGATGCCAAAAGGCGTCGACGCGCTGCTTATGCCACTAAGATTTTGGCCTAGTTAAAACAAACAGGAGGCCGCATTGACGGCACTTACCATCACCGCGGCCAGTGTCCTGGCCGGCGCGAACTCTACGCGCGACAACGGCACCGCTGGTGCCTCTGTGACGGCCGGCCAGGTCGTCTATAAGGCGGCGGACAACACCTACAAGCTTGCCGACACCAACGACGCCTCGGCGATCGTGCGCAAGCCGAAAGGTATTGCACTGCATGCCGCCGCTTCCGGCCAGCCGCTTGCCGTTCTGACTAGCGGCGCCATCACGATTGGCGCGACCGTTACGCCTGGCGTCGCCTATTACCTCGGCGGCACGCCGGGTGCCATTGTGCCCGTTGGCGACCTGACGACCGGCGACCATCCTGCGTTTATCGGCATGGCCACCAGCGCCACCAGCATCAATGTCGATATTCAGGCGCCCGACGCCGCGCTGTAATGTGGGTGCGGTTTAGCCAGCCTTGGGATTATCGCCAGCCGGGATTTACCATTGCGTACCCGGTTGGCGATTTCAACGTGACGCGAGATTGCGCCGACAAGGCGACTGCTGCGGGCGTAGCTATTCGGCTGCGCAAGGCCAGCAAGGACGCGACTCCGATAGAAGTGGATCCGCAAGAATGGCCAAGCGAAGCGGCGCAGGCTCCCTAAACTGCAAAGTGACGTTTCAGCGGCGCGCGGTGGTGCAGGACGAGTACGGCAACGACGTCACTGGCGACTTTGTCGACGTGTTCACCATCTCTGCTCGGCTCGCGCCAATCGCGCCACGCTTGACCTCAGAGACCGTCACAGCGGCGCGCCTCGCATCTCTGCAGCCTTATAATCTCACGGTGCGCGGATGCGCGGACACGCGCGCCGTGCGCGCTGACTGGCGCTTCTATGATGCTCGAAAGGGCATCGTAGACGGCAAGCCTGCGCGACTCTGGAACATCAAGACGATCATCAACCCGGATGAGCAGGGCGCCTATCTTGAGATGCTATGTGTCGAAGGCGAGGCATCGTAGTGGCATTCCAAACCAAGATTATCGGCCGCGAAGCATTGCAGCGACGACTTGACGAGTTGGTGCCAGAGGCTACCGCGGCAGCAGCGCAGGCGAAGCTTGAGGTTGCTCGAGAGGCGGCCAGCCGCATTGCATCAAGGGCACCGACTGGCGCGACCGGAGCGTTGAAAGACAGTATCATCGGTGCGCGGCAGGCCGATATGCCTGGCGCAAAGGCGATTGGCGGCAATCCGTCCAAGGATCCGGATGCAACCGGTGTCTACGCTGACTTCACATGGAAATTTGTCGAGCATGGAACGGCTCCCCACAAGATAACGGGGCGCAACGGAAACAACCTTGTGTTTACGGCTAAGGACGGCACGCGCGTCTCCACGCCATCCGTCGACCATCCCGGCTCCCGCGCGCAGCCATTCGTTTTCTACACTTGGAAGGCCATGCGCAAGGCTGCCAAGGCCAAAATTAGCCGCGCCATAAGCAAAGCAGTCAAGGCTGCTAGCAGCAAGTAAGGAAATGCCATGTCCGCTCCGGCACACGAGCTCGTCGGCGTAGCGACGGCAAGACTGCGCAACTACACTGCGCTGACAAGCCTGGTTCCGGCCAGCAAGATTTTCTATCGGCCGCCAGCGTCATTCTCGCCGCCTTATGTGACTGTCGATGACGCCACTACAAGGCGAGCCGACATGCAATGCGTTAGCGGCACGATTGTCGATCTGGCAATCCACGTCTGGACCGACGAAAGCAATCCGCTTCCGAATACCGGGGGCGCGCTGCAGGACGCCAGGGCAATCGCTTATGAGATTGCCAACGCACTGCATGACTACCCACTAGCACTGCCAAGCAAGCGGCTAGTGACGCTGGAGCACCGCGGCGAGCGGGTGTTCTATGACCAAGACGGCGTGACTGGCCATGCGGTCATCGACTTCGAAGCGGTAATCGAATCCTAGACCGCGACCAAACCACAATCCCCTCTATAGGAGCCTAAAATGGCAGTTACTCCCGGCCAGCAGACTGGCCGTCTTTTGCTTATCCAAATCGGTGACGGCGGCAGCCCTGAGACCTTCACCAACCTCTGCGGCCTGCAGACGCGCTCTTTCAATATGTCGGCCAACGACGTCGACACCACCATCCCCGACTGCGACAATCCCGGCAACACGCCGCAAAAGACTGGCGTTCCCGGCATCAAGAACCGCACCTTTACCGGGTCGGGCAAGTTCGTTGCTGGCGACGCTCAGAACACCTTTATGGGCTACGTCACTGCCGCTACGGCGTTCAACGCGAAGGTCATCGTCCCCGGTCTCGGAACCTTTACCGGATCCTGGTATGTGACCTCGTTTGAACTGACTGGCGAGCAGGAAGGCACCATGGGCTTTAACGGCACCTTCAATGCTGCCGGCGCCCTTTCGTTTGTTGCGGAGTAAGTGAATGGCATTAGAGGTTAACGGCGCGAGAGGGGAAGTCGCACTTAACGTGGGCGGCGTTGACCTCGTAATTGCTGCCACTATGCAGGGCCTTGCCGCGGTCTCCACGCGGCTGGAATGCAAGTCGCTTGGGGACCTGTTTGTGCGCCTGTCTGGCGTTGAGGTGGCGGCAACCAATGCCGCCATCGAACTGCTGACCGTGCGCGGTGACGCGGCGGCTGCCGCTGCCAAGCTTAAGCTCAAGCACTTCAAGGCATGCGCCGACGCCTTTGCGCTGGCGCTTTCTCATCATTTCAAGGATGACGAGGGAAACGGCGACGCCGCTCCGGTGGCGGCGGGATAGAAAGGCCGTGGCCTTGGCGGGATTGGATGAAGGGCGCGTTTGGCGCCCTTCATTGGACTCCCGAGGTTTTCTGGCGGTCGACGCTCACCGAGTACATGATGGCGATCGACGGCTTTAACGAGTTGAACGGCGGCGAGAACAAAGATGCCGGGCCGAGCGACGAGGATATGGCTGCGCTGCTGGAGCGGTACGGTTAGTTGATGATTGCAGCAGCATCCGCTGCAAACTGCCGATCCAATGATGCGCATCTTTCTACATATTGAGCCGTACCGGCAGCGCTAAATGGCGCGCCACGAGGTTCGATTCCAAGTTTAAAAAGACGCAAGTCGTTTAGTCTATTTTCGCAAGCGGCTGCGTCGTAATGAATTGCCGGAGGTTCATTGGCCCCGGCGTAGATAGCGCCTACCGCAATCGCAGTTAGGCATATAGCACCAATCTGCCACTTCATTTTATTCCCCTTTCAGTAAGAAGGTTCAATATGGCCGATAGAACCGACGACCTTCTTATCTCGGTAAGCACCGACCTTACTACCATCAAAAGACAGCTTAAGCAACTCGGTCAGGACATAGGTCAGACCACCTCTGGGATCCAGAAGCAGTTTGACGGACTTGGCAAGGGTATCGATCAGTCGTTGACGCCTATTCAGAAGCGCATCAATGACATGATGGGCATCGCAAGCACTGGTGCTAAGCCGCTAAAGGAGTGGAAGGGTGCGCTTGCCGACGCCGCAAATGGACTAGATAAGACAAGCCACGCAGCGTCCGGAACAAGCGCCTCCATGCAGGCGATGCTGCATTCTGTGCGTTCGGTGGGCGAGCAGCTTGCTCTTGGCATATCGCCAACTCAAGCGCTAACCGGTCAGCTTTCGCACTTAAGTTTTGTCGCCTCGCAGCCAGGCGGTATCACCGCGGCGTTCGGAGAGATAAAAACCAAGGCGCTAGCCATGATTGCGGCCTTTCCCGAGGTTGCAATTGCCGTTGGTGTTGCCGCAGCTGCGTTCATTGCTTACGAGACTCTCGGTGGCAATAACATAAAGTCACTTGACGAGATACTCAAGACGCACGAAGCCAACATCAAGAGGCTCGGTGACGCCTACGACGAGGTTGCCGGAAAGCAGCATAAATACGCCTCCGATACGGCAAACACCGTAAATGCCCTCAATGAAAAATCTGTAAAAGACATAAAGGCCGCGCTGGGCGCCCAACTTAAGGGTGTGCTTGATGACCTTTATAAGACGATCGGTGCAGGCGGCGGCAATCAGGGACCGCTTTCAAAATCCCTAATTTCTACATTTGAGCCATTTAGGACTGCAATTGAGAAGCTTGCCGAAGGGGCGAGGAACGGAACTCCTGATGTTAAGGCGTTTCGTGACGAGGTGACAAACCTCGCAAAAGCAGACCCCAAAAATCTTGACGGCACTCGAGATGTTCTTCTTGGATTGACTGCTGCGGCAGCAGACACGGCTGCGTCGCTTCCTGTTGTGACTCAGGCGGTGTCCGGAGTTGTCGATACTGTCGCACAGTTTCAGCAGATGGTTGACGGCATTTCGTCAAAGCCACTTCAAAAAGAATTGGAAGACCTTTTCGCCAAGGCAAAAGATGGCACGGAAAGTCTTGATGAAATCAACCAAGCTCTAGCCAGACTTGAGCAGGCAAATCCTGACTTCTCGTCAATAATCGCATCGATCGGAAAGATTATTATCGCTGCCAGAAACGCCAGCGATGCGGTTAATTCTGTTTATGCTAACAGTGGCGGATCTCCAAATGGAAGGCACGAAAGCCCGCAACGAGTTCCGGACGGCGTAGAAATACCAATACCGTCCTTCCCGAATAAGGAAGACCTTGGCGCATCTAGCGATAAGGCGGCTGCAGCATATGCGCGGAAACATAGATTCCATGCACCGAAAATCACCGCCGATGACCAGTTCTCAAACGACCTGCAGGCCATCAAGGACCGCACTGCGGCCCTGAATGAAGAAATGGCGGCGCTTGGGCTTTCCTACGAGGAGCAAACCAAGCGCAAGACGGCTCTCGACCTCGAGCAGCAGGCGTTGAAGCAAGTCCGCGAGGAAGCCCGAAAGAAGGGCGACGCGGACTGGCAGAATGCGCAGTTGTCGCCGCAGCAGATCGCGCAGATTGACGCAGTGTCAGAAGCGTACGCGCGGCAAGCCGATGCGCTCAAGAAGGCGCAGGAGATGCAGCAGCTTCAGCAAGACTTGCTGAAGGGTGCATTTGACGACCTGCGCTCAGCGCTAGACGACGGCAAGCTTGACTGGCAGGACTTCCAGAAGATCGCGCTCAATGCGCTCGATAAGATCATCGACAAAATAGAGAACGATCTTATCGACAGCATCATGCAGGCCAACTCGGCGAGTGGCGGCGGTGGTCTTGGCAGCATTCTTAGCTTCCTGACTGGAAGCGGCTCTTCGGGTGCCTTTCCCGCCGCGCCTAGCGGTGGCGGCACTTGGGGCGGTGTCGGCTTATGGGACACGGGCGGCTATACCGGTCCTGGCGGCAAGAAGGACGTCGCTGGCCTGGTGCACAAGGGCGAGGTGGTTTTCAGCCAGGACGATATCGCGCGCAACGGCGGCGTGGCTGCCGTCGAGGCACTGCGCCGCGGCAGGGCTATTAGCGCGCCGCAGATGCCGTCGATTAATGCTCCTGCGCGTGGTGGTGATACGAGTGTGACCTTCGCGCCGGTTATATCGGTACAGGGCGGCGGCAACGACGCGGGCGAGCAGGTGACTGCCGCGCTCAAGAAGTTCGATCGCGAGTTTACGCCGAAGGTCGTCAAAGCGATCAAGGAAGCTAAGACTAGGGGGATGGTGTAGTGGCTATAAACCTTCCAGCCGTCCCCTTTCAGGCGTCCTATCCGCAACTGGTGGAGTCGGTCTCGGTATCGCGTAGCGGCACGCGCGCGATGTCGTTCGTTGAGTATGCCGACGCATACTGGTCAATCCAGATGAAGACGGTTCCGCTCAGCGCGGCGCAGCGGTTGCTTGTTGAGGCATTTCGTGACGCTGCCCGCGGCGGTCTAACAACCGTCGCCTATACGCCGCAACATATGTGCGTGCCCAAAGCCTATTGGGGCGACGCGAGCAACGCGGCGCTCGCCAATGCCGGCAATCTCGTCTCGATCACCGGCAACTCGCTGGTGATTAACAGCGTCGACAACGGCTTGACGCTTGGACCTGGCGACCTGATTTCGGCGACGACTGGCGGCTATAATGCGCTGTTTCGCGTGCAGACGGGTGGCGTTGCGGCAAGCAACAGCATCACCATCACGGTCGAGCCGACTGTGCCTGCATACATCACCGCGGGCGCCGTCATCGCGTTTAAGAATCCGGTCGCCAACATGCGTGTGCTTCCGGGGTCATTCTCGATCGATGACGGGCTGTTTCCGACTGCGTCTTTCACGCTTGTGGAGATACCTAAGTGAGTTTCCCAACGCGCCTGCAAGAGGTGCTTGATGAGGGGCGGGCAATTATCCGCTCCGGCATCAAGATCGTCTGCACGACGGGCACCTATGGCTTCTGGAACGGCAAAGGCGATATCGTTGTTGATGGCCTGACATATTGGCCGAACGCGCTGATTACCGTGTCGGAGCCTGTTTATGGTCTAGGCACGGCGGCGTCGACCTTTACGGCGGAGCTCGTCGCGCAGCGCGACTCCGGCCTGACGCCTGACAAACTCTTGCTGATTGAAAGCGAGGGCTACAAGGACGCGCCGGTCACGGTCTATGACTTCTACTTTGACCCAGACGACCGCTCGTTCCTGCATGCCGAGCCGGGCGCTTACGGCTACATCGATACGGTCGACCATTCGCGCGACGGTGGCGAGTCGAAGTTGATTGCCAACGTGCGCTCAGGAGCGATCGCAAACCACCGCGACGGCTACCGCACGGCAAGCTACGAGGATCAGCAGTTGGTGTCTGCCGACGACAAGTTTTTCCAGTACGCCAGCAAGGTGAAGCATGAGAGCTTCGACATCACGTTCGACTAGCGGCTCAGCCAAGCAACCAAGGACAATGCATGCTTACCCTGAACCGGTTGCCCGATTGGGACCGGCGCCTTGCGCGCGTGGTCAATGAGCACAGAAAGACGCCAGGCGAGTGGGGAGTTTCCGACTGCCTGCTTACCGTGATGGATGCAGTTGTTGCCGTTACCGGCTTCGACCCCGCGGAGGATATCCGTGGCGGCAAGTACAGCACGCCGGCAGGCGCTACGAAGATCCTGCTGAAGCGCGGACTGGCTGACGTCGAGGCGGCTCTTGCAAGCCTGTTCCCGCCCATTGCGCCGCTTATGGCGCAGCGCGGCGACGTTGGCGTCGTGGAGCGCGAGGGCGTGCTTTCGTGCGGCTTTGTCTGTGACCGAGGCTTTGCTGTGAAGGATGAGCGCGGCCTGTCGTTCGTGCCCCAAACCGAGATCAAGGCGGCCTTTAAGGTCGGCTAGCAGTGATTGGATAGCATATGGGATTTCTAGTCCCGATCTTCACGTCCGTGCTTGGCGCGGTCGGGTTGGGCGGCGTTGCGTCGTGGCTCGGCGGGTCGACCATTCTTGCCGGCCTTGCGCGCTTTGGCCTTGGCCTTGCGGCAAAGTATCTTATCGGCAGTCTTATTCCGCAGCCGAAGCAGCAGGCACAAACCTCGCAGCTTGAAACGGCTTACGGCGAGGACCTGGCGCGCTCCGTTATCATGGGCAAGGTGGGGACGGCTGGCCATCTGGTCTACCGAAACGCCTACAGCTCCGGCAACCGCAAGATTCAAGACGTCTACATCCTTTCCAATTTCCGCATCAATGGCGTGACGCGCGTTCGCTACAAGGGCGAATGGCACAACCTTGACCCCGTTGAAGACCCAACCATGGGGCGCAGAATCCTAGACATCGACTCCAAGATTTGGGTCAAGGTCTATATCGGCACCATGACGCAGACCGCGGACGCCGGTCTAATCGCGCAGGCAAACCCGTCTGGGCGCTGGACGACCGACCACCGCGGCGCCGGCATCGCTTACGCGGTGGTGTCTCAGGTTCTTGATCGAGAGCACTTGCAGCAGCCGTGGGAAGCCTTCTTTGAGGTTGAGGGCGCTCCGCTCTACGACTGGCGCAAGGATAGCTCCATCGGCGGGTCAGGCAGCCATCGCTGGAACGACCAGTCTACGTGGGAGTTCAGCGAAAATCCGATCCTGATGGCCTACGCGCTCGAGCGTGGCATATTCAACGGCACCGAAATGATGGTTGGCAAGGGAGTCACTGCGTCCCGCCTGCCCATTGCCGAATGGACCGTTGCCGCCAACATATGCGACGAGCTCGTTGGCGACCCGCTCGCCAAGCGCTACACGGCCGGCCTTATACCTGCTGCCGGTTCTGGCGTTACGCACGACCAGAACATGCAGCCTTTGCTTGAGGCATGCGCCTCGACGTGGGTTGAGGATGCTAGCGGAGAATATCCGATCGTCGGCGCAGCGCAGTCTATCGCGTTCACATTTACCGACGATGACATCATGGTCGATGAGTCTTTCAGGTTCTCGGTCAAGCGCACCAAGTCGGAACTGATCAACACGCTATCCGGCACGTATTTCGAGCCGACCAACTTCTATGAGCAGACGCCGTTCGCCGTACGCGTGGATGCCGTTGCACTTGCCGAGGACGGTGAGCGACTTGCGGTCTCGATACCGCTTGATGCAGTCAATAGGTCGGTGGTTGCCGACCGCCTGGCTGACATACAGTTCAAGGCAAGCCGCTACCAGGCCAACGGCGAGATTTGCATTCATCCGCGGTTCCTCGCTGACGCGCAGGTTGGCCGATGGGTGGAGTGGGATTCTGCGTCATTCGGCACGCGCACGTTCCAGATTACGGAAAAGCGACTTGGTCCATTTGGCGACAAGGCCACGCGCAACATCTACCTGACGCTTCAGGAGGTTAGCGAGAGCATATTTGACAGCACGGCCTACGTTACCGTTCCGGTCGAGGCCGACACGCCAGGAACTCCGGACTATGCGGCGGCGGCCGCAAACTTCAGGGCTATTCCGGTTCTGCTGCAGGCGCCAAATACGACGACGCAGAAGTCGGCAATACGCTTTTCGTGGGATGCGTTCGATGACGTGACGGTTACCGCTGTCGACGTCGAGTATCGGCCGCATGCCGTTGCCGTGACTGTATCGATTGCGGATCCTGCCGTCATCACATGGCCTTCACACAGCCTGTCGGCCGGCGACATCTTCTATCTCGACACGAGCGGCAATCTGCCTACTGGCTTGACGGCCAATAGCCCGCTTTACGTCAAGACGGTGCTCAACTCAGCGCAGTTCACTGCGTCGTTGACGCCTGGCGGCGTCGAAATAGCGACGAGCGGTACGCAGGACGGCGTGCACAACGGTTATGTGGACAGCATCGTGAAGCGCGCAGAGATGCCGATTCAGGTGCTTACCGTCTCGGAAGGTGTGCTGCCTAACAAGCAGTTCCTCTATCGGCATCGCATCATCACTTCGCCGCCGCGGACGACATTCTTTACGAACTGGACGGCGATCAACACGCTTGCCGAAAATTCAGACGTGTCGGTCGGCCTGGCACAACAGCAGCAGGATGTTATTCAATTCCTGACGAGCGTGTCGGCTAGCCTGCAGGAGATCCGCGATAAGGTCGCTCAAGTGGCGGCGTCTGCGGTCGACGCAGCAGGCCGTCAGGTGCAGGATAACGCAGTGGCGGTGCGCACCAATCGCGCTAACGCTGCCGCGCTGACTTCGCTTGAGGCAAGCATTACGGAGGTAGACGGTAACGTCACTGCGCTTGCTAGCGCGGTTACAGCCGTTCAGGCGTCCGTCGACAATGTGTCGGCCAGCGGTCTGTTCCAGCTTCGCGCAGAGGCCGGAACGGGCGATGTGGTGTCGCGCATGGTTGCCGAGGTTCGCGCCACGGTGAGCGATGCGTGGGTGTCTGCCGGTTGGGTGATTGAGGCTGGATTCTTGGGCGGCAATCCTGCCGCGCCTTTCTCAAACTTCGTCATCACCACGGACAAGTTTACGATCACGGACGGCACGAACACAGGCACACCGCTTACGTTCGAAGGCGGCGAAATGAAGTTGCTTGTCGCTAACATCGGCACCGTGATTGCTGGCTTGCTGAAGTCGCCAGACAACCTTTTCCAGATCACGTTGTCGGACGGCAAAATCGAGTGGTTTGATCCGTAAGGACGACAGAACTTGGAGCCACAATGGTCGGAATGAACAAGGGCTACCTGAAGACGAGCGGGGGCGCCAAGCGCCTCCGCTTTGTCAAGGACGGCTATGACGCCACAGACGAGAGCGTGCCGCCCAACAAGGTTATTTTTGACAGCAACAATATCGCGACGGTGGCGATCCTTGAAACAGGTTCCTACACCTGGTCGAACTTCACCAACTCCGGACTTACTAAGGTCAGCACATGGGATTACGGATTTGTGCCTCTGTGCATAATCCATTGGCAGTACAATGAGGTTTGGCGCCGGCCCGCGCTTACCACCACTGAGAGCAGTTATCCGCGTTTTGTGAAGTCGGCGCTAGACGGCCTGTACACGCAATTCTCGCCAATCGATTCGCTCTTTGGTGGATACATAGTGATGCATTGGACGGCTTTGGCAATTGACGCGCGGGATGGAGCATGACAACCAAACGGGGCATCATCCAATTCGCAACCGGCGTCGAGAAAATACGCATTTCTAAGCCTGGCGTAGATGTTGATGCAGCCACAACGCTCGACTTCCTGTTGCACGAAAGCGCGCTCTATTCGCAGCCATATTACTCGGCATTCGTTACCTGTCCTTTTGCTGGCTACACGGGCACCAGCATACAGGACCAGACAGTCCACGTTACCGTTCCTGATGTGACAAGCACTCCTGTCATCATACTTGAGGTTGTCGATTCAGACAGTCTTATTTCGTTCCCGGCGCAAAAGGGCCTCGGCTCAGGAAGCAGTGGCAGCGGATTCAGCATCAATAATTTCACGGTGAGTCATCAGATTATCAGTTCCACGCAGGTAGACGTTCGCTTCTATAAACCCGGCAACAGCAAGAAATCTCCGCAGGGCGCCTACCTGATCCTTATGAGAAGTCCTGACCTGACATGACGAGAGTTCGCATTGACGAAACAGGCATCGCGATTGCCAAAGCCGGTTACGACGTCGACACCGCACCGCTCAACAAAATGAACTTCTCGCCGGCTTTTGTGGCGATGCAGTTGGTGCTTAAGGGCATTGTCACAGTAGCCAATTACACCGGCTATATGGACACCTACTATAAGCGGGCGACGGTAACGTTTCCGTCTGCATTCGCGAAGCCTCCCATTGTTATGGCTGCAGGGCAGTTTGCAGATGGCGGTGTCGACATAACGAATATTGTCGGCACGTTTGCGTCAGACAGTAGCGGCATAGCTGCGAACGAGCCGGTTTACCAGATCATAACATCGACAACCGGCTTCGAACTGTACGTCAACAAGTCGAGCTACTTTCAGAATCCGGCCCGACCCGCTGACTGGCGATATTGGGTCTTCCGCAACACGGTTGAGGACTAGCGCCCCGCGATACGCCACGCTTAGCGCACCTTCCAAGGATACCAAATGACCATCTATAACACCGGCACGGTTTCCGTGACGAATGGCAATGCTGTGGTTACGGGCAGCGGCACCGCTTGGGCTGTGTCGCTCGTTACGGGCGGCATGTTCTCGAGCGCTGGCGTGTCCGTGCCTATCCTGTCGGTCGACAGCGACACCTCGCTTACGCTGGCTTATGCCTGGCCGGGCACGACTGCAGCCGGCGCCGTCTATGCGATCGCGCGCGAGAACAGCGAGGCGGCGGATATTGTCGACCTGAACGACAAGCTTAGCCGCGTACTCGTGAACCTGTCGCTCGCCGGCATTACGCCAGATGCATCGGGAACCATTGCTGAGCGCGACGCGCTTACGCTTGCCGTTGGCGACAAGGGCTTTCTGTTCTTGCATGCCGAGATAGGCGTGGCGTTCGCCTTCTACCGATGGAACGGCACCGCTTGGGATGGGCCTTTTGCGGTTGCTAATGCTGTTGCTACGGGAGGCGTTAGCAGCATCGTAGCCGGCAGCAATGTCACCATCGACAACACCAACCCGGCTATTCCTGTTATCAGTGCCACTAGTCCACTGCCAACTCCGGTCGCAAGCACCTTTCTAAAGCGCAACGCTGGCAACACGGCCTACGACGCCATCACCGCCATCGACTCCACCGATCTCTCATACACACAGACGGGAACGGGAGGCGGCGTGTTCCCGTTGTTTACCATCCTTAAGGAGCGCATTCGCGCAGCGCGCTTCGGCGCTGACCCTTCTGCCTCCGCTGCCGTTAACAGGGCCGCCATAAACAACGCAGTTAACGCGGCCGGCGCTAATGGTGCTCTTATTGAATTGCTATCTGGCCAGTTTGATGTGGACAGTACTGTTATCCCGCTTGCCGCGAACTGCACGATTGCTGGTGAGGGTGAGGCGACCATCATCCGCACGACATCGGCAACGGCGAACATCTTCGACGTGGCCGCCGCCTTTGTTACCATCCGCGACATCCAGATGGCCGCTTCCGTTACTAGATCGGGTGGGAACTTCGTCAATGTCGGGGCAGCAGCGCATCGATTTGAACTGCGCAATTTTCACATGGCAGCTCCCTTTCAGGGAATAGCTATAGTTAACGGCGTGTCGTCTCCTACCATCCGCGGGGGGAAGATATTCAACACGGTAGCGGCCACCGGAATACCTATCCGCATAGACGGTGGTCTTGACATAACGCTAGCGGATATTTGCACCGATGCTGCGGGCGGCTCTCAGCCGTTCGCCGGCATCTACATCGACAATGCCGGCGATGTCAGCATTGAGGATTGCCAACTCCTGCATGCCGGCCAGGCGCTTTATCTAAACCCTGGTGTGGGGCAGACAATCACCTCTGTTTTTGCCAACAACACCTTCTTCGACAACAGTACGCGCGGTCTCTATGGCAACGCGGCTGGTGGCGCTATCGCCCGCTGCATCTTCGATGAATGCTGGTTCTCCTCGTCCACAAACGAAGGTATCCGCTTGGCGACATCGGCGGGCGGCACGATCGACGGCATGGATTTCATCAATCCACATATCTTCCTCAATGGCGGAGGCGGCGCTTTCGTCAACGATAGCGGTGTGACCAACGTTTCTTTCATCAATCCGGCAGTCTGCCAGAACACTGGCGATGGCCTGAAATTCGCCTCGGGAGTCAATAAATACCGTATCATTGGCGGCAAGGTCGGCGACGGGTATGGTCTGACCGGCAACACCGGCTATGGCATCAATCTTGTTGGAACGAGCGACAATTTCGAGATTTCCAGCGTCAACCTGTCTGGCAATACCAGTGGGCCGATCAATACGACGCTGGCACCGAGCCCAACCGCCATCCTGCGCTCGAACATCGGCGTTCCCCGCATCGTCCCGGATATGCAGATCGCGTCTATCAAGAGCGCAAAGACAGCCTTGACGAACAGCATCACAACGGAACAGGCAATCTTCACTGCGGCAAATGATACGCTGACGCTGAAGGCGGCCACCACTTATCGCTTCAGGGCGCGCATTGGGCTGAACACAGGGGCGACGTCACACTCGACCGCGTTTAGCCTGGGTGGCACTGCGACGTTTACCGCATTGGGCTATAGTGCTTCAACGACATCGGCGGCACTTGGCGTTATATCCACTCCGCAAATGGTTAGTGGAAGCGGCGCTGGAGCCACAACGCTCTGTGCGGCTTCAACGGCCACGCGTACAGACATCCTGATAGAGGGTGAGATGCGCATAAACGCCGCGGGAACGATCATCCCGCAGATATCGTTCTCGGCTGGACCGACCGGTACATGCGAAGTGGACTTCGACAGCTTCTTCGAAATCTGGGGTGTCGGGCCAAACTCAGCTGATGCCGTGGGTGACTGGTCTTAAGGAATGCAAAGAAGGTCAGACACGCAATGGTGACTGATTAGATTGGTGTGGATGAAGTGCAGCAATTCAGTCTTCGTATTGATGTGCTTCACCACACCAGCATCGTAAAATTGGATATCTGAAAACAGCGTTTGAAGGCATTCTAGGAACGCCCGCGGATTCTGGTTTCCGTATGCCAGCAGTGTGAAGCTGTTGAACTCCATGAATACCAGTGGCTGACGTGACTTGATGGTAGCCATTCCTCCTTCCAATACGCCCCTTTCATGCCCCTCGACATCTATCTTTATGAAGTCGAGTTTTTGTGGAGCGTATTGGGGTGCGATATCGTCAAGTCTTTGAACGGATACTGTGTGCGTAGTCTCGCCTAGCGACCCATCAATGTTGAGGTGGCTTGCTGTGGCGGACTGCGGATTGTCCGAAAAAGGCAACTCTCCCTCTGAAGACCCAATAGCTACGTTCACCACCTTGACGTTCTTAAGGTTATTCGCCGCCACTGTGCCCTTCAGGTACCGGAAGGCAACCGGAGATGGCTCGAAGCTCGTTACCGTGCCATTGGGCGCATGTTTGGCAAGCATGGCGGTAGTGAGACCGATATTCGCCCCGACATCAAAAATAGTAGCATCGCTGCTTAGGTTCTCTGAAACTACACGTTCCAAAAATGCGTTTTCGTTCGCCTGGCCCTGCAGGTGCTCGAAGTAACCATCAGTAGGGCTTCCGCAAATCTGCACATCATGCCCAGCAATGGTAATTGTCTTAGTCGGAAGCGCCTCTTCCGCATCGGGCTGATTCAAAAATCGCTTTAACAAACCCAAGATTGCCTCCCTGTGGCGCCGCTGCAGTGGACTACATTAACAGGTTATTGCCGACTCCGCCAGACCAACAGAGACACCATGACCACTCTTGGCAACATCTCCCGCTTGATAAACCGCATGACGGGCGGACGCAAGAACCAAACGCTATGCGCTCGCATAGCTGCGTGGCGCGTTGATTGCCGGTTCTGTCGGTTGATGGAGCGTGTAGAACCAAACCACTGCGCGCGCGAGATGGCGCGGTGGGAACGCCGCGGCATGCACTGTGCGAGGCGGCTGCGATACGGCTAGCCCTAAAAAGGATAATCCATGAAATTGCTACCCGACGCGCTCGCGCGCGCTTGGGTGCGCATTCGTGCGCACCTGATTCCAGATGTTGAGCATACGCTTAAACGCGCCTGGTCGCTGCGGTTCATTGAGCTCGCGGCGCTGGTCGACATCATCCTGAACACAGTGCCATCAATGGATTTCCTACCGTGGTGGGCGACGCTCGTGCTGCTTGGCGGTGCGTGGGCGGCACGCCTCGTTTGGCAGTCTGACAAGGAGGCAGAAGATGCCGATAAATAGAATTGTCGCAACCAAGCGCGGCAAGGCGGCTATTGCCGCGGTCGTGGCGGCATGCGTCGGCGGCTACGCAATGCTGCCTGGCGGCGCGCCGGTTGCCGATGACGTGCTTCTGGCGTCAACAGCGCTAGTGCGCCCGTGGGAGGGCCGAGAGCTTCGCGCCTATCGCGACATCGTAGGCGTCGTCACCATCTGCGATGGCGATACCGAAAACGTGCACATGGGCATGGTCGAGACGCCGGCAGGCTGCGACGCCCGCCTGCAGAAGCGCCTTACCAAAGACTTCAAGCCCGGCTTGGAGCGGTGCATCGCCAATTACGACGCCAAGCCGCTGTCCTGGCGCGCGATGATGATTTCGCTTTCCTACAACGTCGGCACGCACGCCGCGTGCAAGTCGCGGGCCGCGGGGTTCGGTCGGCAGGGCAAATATCACGACAGTTGCATCGCGGCTACGGCGTTCAACAAGGCTGGCGGCAAGATGGTTGCCGGCCTCGTCAAGCGCCGCGAGATGGGCGACGCGCAGCGCATCGGGGAGGCCGAGCTTTGCGTTTCGGGTCTTCAATGATGTGGGTTGGCTACGCGTGCCTGTTGCTCGGCGGAGCACTTGGCGCCGCCGTGTGCGTCAAGGTGATTTCTGGATACGTTAGAGGGATGCCTTCATGAACTGGCTCGACACCGTTACGGGTGGCTACGCCTCGCTGATTAAATACGGCTTGCTCGCCGCGCTTATCGTTGGCGCATTCGGCTACACCTATCATCTTGGTTCGGCGCACGCGACTGCTACATGGTCGGCCAAGTACGACAAGCGCGAGGCCGACATTGCTAAGGCTACGGCGGCAGAGGCTAGCCGCCAGGCGCAGGCCAACGCGCTAGCCAAGGCCGCAGAAGCGCGGCGGCTCGCAGAAATGGATGCGGCCAACGCCGCTCTGGAACAGAAAATCAAGGAACTCTCAGATGCAGCGAACGCTGACCCTGACCGCGATCGCGTTTGCCTGTCTAATGGCAGCGGGATGCGTATCGACTCAGTCCATTAAGGTCTTGCCGCCGCCTACGCTGAGCGAGCCTGACCGCGCGCTGGTTAAGGCGTGCCTTGGGCCTGTGCGCCTGCCGAAAGGCGAACTCAAGCAGGGCGATGTCGAGCGGTTGTGGATCTCCGACCGCAAGGCGCTGATCGACTGCGGCCGGCGCTTGCGCGGCCTGAAAGAATTCTATGCCGAGCGCGATGCGGCTATCCGCGGAGATGCAAAGAAATGACGCCTGAGCAGATCATGGGCGCCATTGCGTTCTTCGTGTTGGTATCCGGCGCGCTGTGGGGCATCTGGTGGCGCATCGAAGGCAAGGTTAAGGGTGCCGAAGATAAGGCTGATAAGGCGTTGACGCAGATTGCCGACCACCGCCTGCACGTCGCGGAGACCTACATCACCAAGGCCGGAATGCGTGAGGTCAAGGAAGAGATCATGGACGCCATCCAAGGCGTCAAGGGTGCGGTAGATCACTTGGGCGGCCGCATTGATTCCATGTATAGCGGCCCGCCGAGGCCGCGCGTTTCCAAATAGTTTCAAAGCCCCGTTGCCCTGACCGGCAGCGGGGCTTTTTTGCGTTCTGCAAACTTGATCCTGTAGGCGTTTTCGCCTATATAATATAATGGAGGATCCCAACCGTGCAGACAAGATGTTGCAAAAAATGTCAAACCACAAAGCCGATCGAGGACTTCGGAAAAGATAGCCGACGCGACGATGGGGTTAGCCTTACATGCAAGGCTTGCGCCAGAGAAAAGCATAGAAACTGGAAAGCCAAAAACCCAGGCTACGCCGCGGCTTGGCGGAAGGCCAACCCAGAAAAACTAGCAAAGCAAAAATCCGATTGGGCCGCCAGGAATACCGAAAAAGTGCGAGGATGGGTGAATGATTGGCTTTCGAGAAACCGCCAGTGGAAGATAGATTACGAGGCCGCTCGCAGGGCCGCACCTCGCGCCAAAGTGGACGCGTCTATCTCATCGAGCATCAATCAATGCCTTAAGAATGGATCCAAGTCCGGCAGGTCGTGGGAGTCATTGGTCGGCTATACGATTGATGAACTCATGTCGCATTTGGAAAAGCAATTCTCGGATGGAATGACGTGGGGGAATTACGGCAAAAACGGATGGGAAATAGATCACATAATACCAAAGTCAATCTTCAATTATGAAAGTCCAGAGCACATAGATTTCAAGCGTTGTTGGTCCCTTTCAAATCTGCAGCCGCTTTGGGCTGACGAGAATAGAAAGAAATGGGCTACATTTGATGGCGGTTTTCAGCCATCGCTGGCGATTTAGGCGGTTTCGCATATTCTGCTTGACTTGGTAGGCGAAAACGCCTATAGTGCTTGTTGAGAGTCGCATACCGCGTTCAATCAAACCACAGCACCACAACCGGAGGACCATCAATGCGCCGCATGCTTGCCGCAACCCTTTTGCTCGCCGGTACCGCGCTAAGCGCGTGCGCCGTTGATGGCGTCGTCACCAGCGGCGTCCAATCGCAAGTCAAACCAGCAGGATCCTCAGTTCGCATTGAGCTCGTCAACGGACTTGGGTCGGGCGTCTATATCGGCAACGGCGTGATTATCACGGCGGCTCATGTGGTGGATAGTGCCATCCGTCCGGTTCTCGAGCGAGACGCAGACGGCAAGGCTGCCGTGTTCGGCCCGCCGACCGTCAAGCTTGTCTCGGATCAAGGAGACAAGCAAGACGGCGAAGTCCTCTGGATCAACAAGGACTATGACATTGCCGCTGTGCGCCCGACCAACGAGCGGCGCTTCACGGCTGCCAACCTGGCTTGCCGCGAGCCGGCGTTGGGCGAGGCGCTGATGGCGGAAGGCAACCCGGTCGGCGTGCAGTTTATCCAGATGCATGGCTATGTGTCAGGCGAGCCGCGGCCTTTCTTGCCCAACTGGAAGTCTGGATTTGTCACCGACATGACCGTGATTTCGGGCATGAGCGGGGGCGGTATCTATGACGGTACGGGCGACGTTATCGGCATCACGGTCGGAGCATTTGACCCGCACAGCGCGCAGGGGCAGCCAGCGCAGGGCGGCATGGGCTTTGCCGTTCCGTCGAAGGTGGTCTGCGGCCTGCTTGGGAGGGCGTGATGAAAACGCTATTGATCATGACGCTTACGTTGAATGCACCGGGCTACTCATTCGATGTGCTTCGATACGAGGTGGCCAACGAGTACCGATGCCAATTGCAGGGCGCATCGTTGGCAAAGGACATCCTTTCCAAGATTCCTGGCGTGGCTAGCATTCATTACGAATGCGTTGACAAAGGTTACGGCAAATGAGCAACGAAACGATTGATAGCAACAAGTCTGGATCGACAGGCGCCGGCTTAATCGCCGCTGGATACGCGATCGCTGCATTCCTGACGTTCGGATATGTGTTCAACGAGAACTATGTTGAGCCAACACCTGTAGTTGATTGCGGCGTTATGCCCAAAGTTATGAGCGGCGATTGGGACGCTTATTGGAACTGCAGGAAGTCCAATATTGAAGCGATAGGCTCGGGAACAACCAAATTCGACGCGGGGTTTCCTGCAGCCTATGCGGCAGTCTTGTGGCCGCTGTATTGGGGCGCCCACCTCGGAATCAAGGTGACGAAATGACCCTCACCGCACGCCTGTTCATCGTCAACTTTGCCGGCGCCTGCCTTGCCGTATGGGCTTGGTGGAATGGTTCAATACAACAATTCGCAAGGGCTGACTCGTCGCATTTTGGCTTGTTCATCCTCGCTCTGTTCCTAGCTATCACGGCATCGGCATTCTTTCGCGCCAGAGAGATCGATAGGGCGGCAAGCGCAATCGACCTTAAGCGCGCCAGGATCCGCGCTGAGCATATCGGGACGGCTGTCGCAGCCATGTTCATGCTCGGCATCATCGGCAATGCCAAAGGACTTATCGCTGGCTTCGACGGCATCAGCGCTGGCTCGCTTATGACGGCCGAGGGCGGCGCCAAGTTCGCTGCGCAGGTTCTTGCCGGTATCAGTACGACATTTGGTGCAACCGTCATCGGCACGGCGCTTGCGCTGTGGACGACAGCTAACGCGCAGGCCATCAACACGCGGCTTTCGCTGCGCGAACTGGACGCCATCTGATGGTCGGCCAGTTCAAATGGCTCTTTGCCTTTGTCGACATGCTCTTGTCGCTTGGTGCATTGCTTGCCGGCGCGCTCTATGCGGTGGCGCTCATGGCGCACCCGCCAGCCAAGGACAACCCTGAAGCTATGCCGCCTCCTGGCAACATAGCCGTGTTCGCGGCTTGGCCGCAGGGTAACATAGACGCTGATTTGTGGTTCAAGTCGCCTGACGACAACTTGCCGGTCGGCTACAGTCGCAAGGACGGAACAGTATGCGCTTTGCTGCGCGACGATCTCGGTACGACAAACGACAGCAGTCCGATTAACGCTGAGAACGTCTTTTGTCGCGCACTGCCGGCCGGAGAATACATCGCCAACGTCCACGCCTATTCAGTTCCAGCAGAGGGCGTAACGGTCCACGTAGAGATTGCCATTAACGGCAAGTTGCTGGTGTCGCGCAACATGGATCTGAAGCCGAAGCAGGAGCGCACCGTTGTGCGGTTCACGCTCGACGCGGCAGGCAATGTGACGGGCAGCAATGAGGTTTATGCGCCGCTGCGTTCGGCGAACAAGTAGGAGGGGACCGTGAAGTGGGTGCTCATCATTACGTGGATTACGGTTGGCCACACCAATTTCGCAGGCAGCGGAATCGAGGTGACAGCCTGGCCGACGCTTGAGGAATGCTTTGCCGTAGGAACGGCAGCGCAGCAGAATTTTCAACGGCTTTACGAGGGCGGCAACTCCGCGAATTTCTCATGCATTCCGTCCACGGGTAAGGAGCCGACTTGTGGCGGCAGCAAGATGGGGCCGTGCAAATGACCTCCTTCGCATGGGCTTGCGCCGCATTCGCGGTGTTCCTCTTGGCGGCCTGCTCGTTCAGCGCCTTCGGCCTTTGGTGGATGGGAGAAGTGGAATGAAGTTTCCCGTTAGGTGGTTCTTCTATGTGCCGTGTGCAATCAATCTGGTGCCAGCAGGTTCCCTTGGTTCACATGCGGGGCGCGCGCTCGCCGACGGTGATTTTGCACGCTCGCTAGTCGTACTGTGTGCGGCATCCCTTTTCGCGGCGAACGCGGCTGCGTGCGGCTTTGTTGCGGGGCGCGAAGAATGACCATTGCATCAACCTGGCTCGCGCTTGCGCTCGCACTGTGTGCCTACGCATGGTTCGCTTACCGCACGCCTTACGTGCTGCCTGCGCTCGTGCTTGCTGCCACGGCGGCCATGTGGGTGCCTAGCGGCACGCCGCGCCTTACGACGCCGCCGCAGGGCAAGTATCAGGTGCTTGGCGCCGACATCGTGGTCGATCAATACATTGACGCGCTGCTTAAGCCGGAAGGCCATCCAGCAATGCTCTACCGCCTGCCGTACAGCACGGCGCAAGCTAACGCGCTGCAGGCGGCCATGGACGGCGGCAACGGCGTCAAGGCCGAAGTCGGCACGGAAGGCGGCGTTGCTTATGACGGCGACCCGCCTGTTTCTGGCGAGGAGAACAAGCAGGCTGAGCAGCCGCAACTGAACGTTGGAGGGTGATTATGAAGAACACCATTGGCCAGGTACTCTTGTTGGCCGCATTGTTCGTGTTCGGCGTTGGGGTCGGCCAAGCTATTTGGTTCTGGTTCGGGACGCTTGTGCCGTGGTTTTGGCAGCACGAGGGCAATCTGTGGCCGGCGCTCTTGCCTCTCGCCATTGTCAGCTTTGCTGTCGGCGCCGCAATGATTGGCACAAAGGAAGAGACGGAATGATTGAGTGGCTTAAGGATGCGCTTGGCGTCAACAAGTACGCGCTGGTTTGGGATTTCATTGCGGGACGCGGAACACATCTGAAGGGCCGCGAATCTCCACACACCAAGAGGTTCGCCGAACGCCTGGCTGCCGGGATGAACCGCGATTACGGCGCTGGCACGCATTGGGTCGAGCGCGCATGAGTATCATTTCAAAGATGGAGACCTGGCACAGGTACGCGCTCGCTTTCGTGTTCATCTTTGCCGCCATGCTATTCGACGTAGGTGGATATATCTCTCCGTTTCTTGTCTGCTCCGGAATCGCAGCCCTGTTTCTAATGATGGCGTTCGACCGCCACCTACAAAGGAATCTGCCCATTGACTCCCGCCACACCTAACGAAACGCTGCTTGCAACACATGCTGCGTATCTAGCCAACAATGAAAACCAGACGGCAACCGCCAAGGCGCTCGGCGTATCGCGTGAGACAGTGCAGCGACACTTGCGGCAAGCTGCGGAGCGAGGGCTGATCGGCACCGAGCCGGTTATGCATGGATTTCGCATAAGCCAAGAAACCGCCGTCTATGACGGCGACGGCAATCTGCGCGCCGAGTTTATCCAGCAGAAGCCGGAACGCGGCGAAGTCTTTGAGATGCCTGCCGGCCAAAAGATCAAGGGCGTCAGCGCGCTTGTCGATCCGTATGGCCGCGAGATTATCAAGTGGATCAAGACTGACGCTGACCGCGAGGCGCAACTTGCCGTCATGCGCGCCGTTGTCGACGCGCTCAAGGAGGAAGTTCCGCGCATCGATCCCACTCCGGCGCCGGGATCCACAATTGGCGAATTGTTGAATCTCTACGCAGTTACCGACGCGCATTTCGGGATGCTGTCCTGGCGCGAGGAGACCGGCGCAGACTACGACCTGCCGATCGCCGAAAAGCTTCTGCTGGATTGGTTCGCGGCGGCAATCGACCTTGCGCCGCCTGCCGAGACGGCAATCTTTGCGCAGATTGGCGACCTTCTCCACTATGACGGCTTTGAGTCCAAGACACCAACGAGTGGCCATATCTTGGATGCGGACAGCCGCCTGCCGAAGGTTATCCGGGTCGTCATTCGCACGTTGCGGCGCGTCATCGCCATGCTGCTCGAGAAGCACAAGTTTGTGCACGTCATCATGGCCGACGCCAACCACGACCCGGCAAGTGAGGCGTGGCTGCGCGAGATGTTCGCAGCGTTCTATGACAACGAGCCGCGCGTGACTGTCGATAGCTCGGCGAGCACCTATTACGGCTACAAGCATGGCGACGTGTCGCTATTCGTCCATCACGGACACAAGCGCAAGATCGGCAACGTCGATACCGTGTTCGCGGGCAAGTTCCGCGAAATGTACGGCCAGACCAAATTCAGCTATGCGCACCTTGGCCACCTGCACAGCGACGAGCTCAAGTCGACAAACCTGATGAAGGTCGAGCGGCACGAAACGCTTGCCGCGGCGGACGCCTATGCGGCCAACGGCGGGTGGCTGTCTGGCCGCTCCGCGAAGGTCATCACCTACAGCAAGAACCATGGCGAGGTTGCGCGGCTGACGCTCACACCTGGCATGGTTGGCGGATGGCGCACCGCAGCCAACGACAACGAGCCGAAGGAGATGATGCATGGGGTTGCTTGACGGAATCGCCTTTGAAAAGCTTCGTGAACCAGACCTCCATTGGGACTCCGTAGCCCGCTGCTACGTTGAGCACGACACAACGGCGCAGGAGACGTTTGGGCCGATGACGCGCGAGGCGTTAGACGCAGCGCCTGTTTTCGTTGGGATAGACCTTGGCGCGCCAGATGGCGACAAGACGGCTTACTGGCGGGCCGCAAACGACAACCGTACTGGCGACTTCATGCAGACTTGGTCGGCTCGCCAGTTCTGGCCGTTGGACGCTCGGCCCGACGAGGTGCATATCGAGGACATCGCGCACAGTTTGAGCCTGCAGTGCCGGTACGCCGGCCACTGCAAGCGCTTCTATTCGGTTGCCGAACATTCCGTGCTGATAGCCAATTGGATATGGTGGCACGGCTCGGCCGCCGACGCGCTGTGCGGCCTGATGCACGACGCAACCGAAGCCTATTTGGTGGATATGCCGCGCCCCGTTAAGCGCAGCATGCATGAGTACCGGATGCACGAGGCTGCGCTCTGGAAGGTTATCGCAGCGCGCTACAGCTTGCCGGAAGTCATGCCCGACGTCGTGCATGATGCCGACAATCGCATCATCGCCGACGAGCTCGTCAACATGGCACCGATGGCTTGGCACGCAAAGCACAGCGACCCGCTTGGCGTCGAGTTGCAATTCTGGTCGCCGGAGGAGGCGGAGGCTGCGTTTCTCGAGACGTTCGCAAGTTTGCGGCAGTTGGGTAGGCCATCCACCGACGACCACTACCACGAGCAAGACCGCGTGGCGTCTGCGGCTGACCGCGCTTATCAGATGGCGAAGGAGGCGGCGTGAGCGAAATAATTCCAGACGATATAACGCTGACGGCAAGGCTCGTCACCGAAGGCATAGATGGATGGATTGGCTCATTAGTAGGGATGCAGATAATCTCTCGCGCCATCCTGGCAGAACGCAAACGGTGCGCACATGCTGCGGCTTCTATCCTCGTTACAAGCAACGCGCTTGCCGTCGATGAGGTCGATAACGTTGGCGCAGCCATAATGGGTGGCGCATGACCACCGACAACTTCGACCCAACGCACAAGTTCTATGTCGGCCAGGACGTGGTCTGTGTCGACAACGGATATAGGCCGGAGCAGCGCGTAAGCCTGCCGTGCGAACTGGTGCTTGGCGCCGTTTATAAGGTTAGGTGGCTTGGCGTCTTCGTGCACTACCTCGACGGCGAATATCTCGGCATCAAGGTCGAGGGATTGGACCGCGGAGAGGATCCGGAATTCGGCTATCACGACTTGCCGTTTCGCGCGTCGCGATTCCGTCCGGTCGTAAACGACCCGCTGGCATCGCTCAAGAATATCGCCGCCGACCCTGACGGCTACAAGCCTGCGGCACCAAATGGTCCGGTGCGCGATCGCCCAACAAGAGAAGGCGCGCCGAGGCGCAAGGTTAAGGAGGAGGTTTGAATGGATACTCGCAACGCAGAAATTGTGACGCATAAGCACATCTCGCGAGTGCGGGAACTGCTAAATGGTTTCGCCATTGAGATGATCAAGCGCGGCGACCGTCATGATGCTTCCAAGTTTGAGCTGGTCGAATTAGAGCCGCTTGCCAAGATGCAGGCAATTATCGATGCGGAGGGGCCGGCGCAGTTTGGCACTGAGGAATACAAACGACGCACCGACATGCTTGGGGATATGATCACCCACCATCGCGCCAAAAACAGCCATCATCCAGAACACTATCCGCTAGGCGTTGCTGGCATGGACCTATTCGACATCGTTGAAATGTTCTTCGATTGGAAGGCTGCAAGCGAGCGGGGCAAGGACTCGTGTATGCGGTTATCTGCTGCCTGCCACAAGTACGACGTGCGCGAGCCACTGCGGTCCATCTTGTACAATACCGCCGAACGTCTTGGCTATGTGGCCGACGAGGAAGCAGCATGACCGCGCTTGCCTATTCACCTTGGGGCGGACACGACCTAGCCGCCAACGATAACCGGCCGATGCTCGGCAGGCCAATAATGATCGGCCTCACCGGCAAGCGTAACGTCGGCAAGTCGACTGTCGCCAACCTCTTGGAGCAGGAATTTGGCTTTGCCAGGATCCACGCCTTCGAAGGCGGCAAGGAGGCTTCCCGCGCATGGTTCCAGTATGTCACCGGCGACCCGGTCATTGCCGAGGACATGGTCTACGGCATGCTTAAGGACAAGCCGTCGTCATTGTTGCCATGCGGACAATCGCCGCGCTTCTTTATGGAGAAGTTCGGCCACTTCATGGGCGCGACGATGGGCGTTGATTGGACACTCGGAATGGAGATTGCGCTAACCCGTAAGCGCAATCCGCGCGCTCCGATCGTGGTAGAGTCGGTCGTGTACGAGTCTGGCTGGTTTCAGGCTCAGGGCGGGCGCGTGGTGCGCTTGGAGCGGCCGGGGCATGAAGGGCCGGCCGGCGTTGAGAGCGATGCTGTGCAGGCCGCTGTGGCGGCTGACGTTACTATTTCCGCGTCAACGGTCGGAGAGCTTGAGCGTGAGGCCAGACGGATGGTGCAGCAGATGATGGGCGGAGCCTAGTCCGAACCGCTATACATTTTTCAGACACTTCTTATAGCCCGCACTAGGCGGGCTATTTTTTTGCCTTCTGCGCAGCCTTTGACTCTACCCACTCACCGGTAACGGGATCGCGCCTGCGTCGCCGCTTCTTCTCGCCGGCAGGCGCGGCTCGCCCACCAACCAACGACTCCGCTGTCGGCGCGCGCAGGATCATGCTAGGCACAAACATGCCGTCGCCGCGGCTAAAGCCTTGCGCTACGCGCTCCGGCAGCAGTCCGTTGTCGTGAAGCCATTTGACGTCGGCAACGACGCGCTCGACGCGCTCGCCAGCCTCAGCGGCAAGCGCTTCCTTGGCTTTGATTTCTTCGGCTCGAGCCTTTTCGGCGATGGCCATGTCGATCTCGTTGCGGCGCCGCTCGAGTTCGGCAACGCTTAGGTCCAAAAGCTCTGGACGCAGTTTCTTAACGTCGGTAACGGCCATGCATTTGTCCCTCGATTAATGCATGGCCTATACGCTAGCGACTGGCGTGCCGCAAGAGTCTACCTCCTGGCTGGACACATAGCCGTGCGAAACAGCGCGCAGCCCATACACGGCTCGCTGCCTGGCACTACGTCGACCAGAACGTCGGCAAGCATCATCCTGTCACCGACAGGATCCACCAAGGCGTATGACCTGGCGACATACACCTCTCGTCCTTTGCTTGTACGCGCTCTATCGACCACAAGCGACGGCATCGCCTGGTCTTTATGCGATATGCACTGTCCGAGTTCAAAACGCCATTCCTTCCTCGTTTGAATGGCGATCGGCTCGGTCTCCAAGAACACCGCTACTGCAGAACCGGTAGCGGACGGCCGCATCATTTCAGTCATAATTCCCAAACCCACTTCCTTAAGGTGTGACGGTCCCTTTCTTTTTCGGCGCAGTGCGCCAGTTCTGAATCTCAATGCTTCGTCGCCCTGCCGTCGTACCTTGCGGCAAGCCGGGAGTTGATATCTCGTTGGAAGACGAGCCGATGGCTTTTGGCCGAAGCTTGGACATGGCGCACCGCTCCCGGCCGAAGGCCAGGTGATACGCCGCCGCCAAGCAGGCGCACATTTCGGCGCCCTTTCGCGCCTATTCCAATCAGGGTTATCAAGCCCGAACGCACACTGTTATATTTCCCTAATGCGCGCAAGTGCTAATTGGTAGGACCAACAGAAAAATAACGGAACATTTCTGGTGGTAAATGACATGTTACAATGTTCGCGCTCCCGTTTAGTGGAGCAACTTATTGGGTTATTAATGTGGGCTAATATTAGCGAGTGCTGTGTATAGTTCGCGCTATACCCGTCGCGCGGCAATCTCACTCATCATTGCTTTATGCGCTTCAATGTCGGCCGCGGCAAGCCTGGCTGGTAGCTGTGCGGGCCGCGCTGGTAGAACAATGTCGTCGGCTGTCTGCGCAACTGCCTTGACAAGATCCAGCGCGCTTTGCCGCCCAATGAGCTCAGCGTATACGGCCGCAAGAAGCTCCGCGTCAAGCAGCGCGCCGTGCTTGGTGCGGCGGGTATTGTCGATGCCATAACGCCGGCAGAGCGCGTCGAGCGAGCATGGCGAGCCGGGGTGTTTGGCTCGAGCCATCGCCAGGCTGTCTATAAAGGGATTGGGGAGAGGTTCGCCGAACGCCGCAGCAAGGAATCCAGCGTCAAACGACGCGTTATGCGCAACGATCTGGCTGTCCGCCAGGAAGTCTTTTAACGAGCCGGCAATTGCAGCAAACGGCGGCTTGTCGGCCAGGAATGCGTCCGTCAGGCCGTGAACGTCCGTAGCCTCCTGCGGCACAGGAATGCCGGGATTGATGTAGGCGTGAAATGTGCGCCGCGGCGACAGGTCGATAATCTCGACGGCGCCGACTTCGACCAGGCGGTCGCGCTTGAAATCGAAGCCGGTTGTTTCCGTGTCTAGGACGACGTGGCGCATTTATCGCATGCCCGCTCCACCATCTCGCGCGTGATGAGTTCGTTTTCGATCGCCACGTTTCCGTACACAAAACTTATGGCTTGTTCGCGCTCCATAACGGCTTGCCGCTCGCGCGGCATTGACCTGAACGCAGCAATCGCATCTTGCAGGAGTTTTTCTATATCATACTCCATCACTTCCCTCCGAGCGCCAGTCACGGCGTTTCTCCCGCATGCGGTGGTTGTTGGGTGGGGTGGAGGGCGGCGCGACCAGCTGCTGGATGAGTACCGGCAGCGATTTCGTTCATGACCGTCAGGCTTGGCATTGCCAGCCAGACCTCAAGAGGGTGGCAGCCGACCATCGAGGCTGTAAGCTGCGCTGCCCTCACGGCATCGAGTTGGAAACCGCTGTCCCGGCAGACGCGAACGAAAAGCGTTTGTGTCGTCTCTCGCTTTGTCATCTGCGTATTCTCCTATTTCCCAGATCAGGCCGGAGCCGTCTTGCTTGGGAGGGGTGGGTGTGTGTAGGCACCCGCGAGGATCGCCATGTTTCGGATTTCCGCAGCGATAGCCTCGGCCGTCTCGGCAATTGTCGTCAGTTCGCAGACTTCGAAGTCTGGGTCGCCTTGGTATCCGACGGCGTTGAGCAGTTCGGAGTTTGCCTGCCTGCGCTTTGCGCGGAGGAGAGATTGGCGAGCCTTGGATGAAACGCCATCCGCAATCCTGGCCGCTTCCTCAAGGCATTCGACTGCGCTGTTCATTCTTCTCTCCTTGCTGACCATCGGCCCGAGGGCGATGCGTGGGGTGATGGGGTTAGCGGATTTCCATGACCCGCACCGCCAACTGGCGCGGCGTCTTATGCTTACGAGGAGCAGCGGCGCGCAGCTTGAGTTCATCGGCGATCATCCAAACTGCTTCGCCCATGTCGTAGGCAGTGATCAGGCGGTCGCTGAAAACTTCGACGGTTTCGACCGGGAGGCCAGCGCGCTCAGCAACCGATGACTTGAAGAACACGAAAGGCATCGTCTCTTTTGTCGCGGTGTCGTGGGCCGAGGTGTTCATGTGTCCGTCTCCTGTTGTTGAGACCGTTTTAGGCTAAAGCGCCTATAGAGTCAACAGGAAAAATGCGAAACCGCCTAGGCGATAACGCCATCAGTAACGCGCCATAACGCTGCCTAGGCGGCGGATGCGATCGGCGCAGGATTCTGCAGCATGAGCGGCTGCCTCTGCCTGGCGACAACTTTGGGAAACTGAGTGCACGCATAATCGAACGCCGACTGCGCTTCAGGCCAACCGAACCCTCTCACATAAAAGCCCGAGTTTGACGCACCCCGCGTGTCTACGGAGTTGTCCCACCAATAGAAGGCATACCAGAAAGCTAAGCCGCCACATGTCCAAAAGACCTTGCCGTCGTATCGGTCTGGTCTCCGGCCGTTCCTCAGAAGCCCGCTGTCCATTAGGCTATCAGACCACGGGATATCCGGCAGGTCGCGCTTGGCAT